TGCGACGCTGCGTTAATTCGTAAAGACGGTCTTTATATTCCCACGTTGGCTCTTTTGGAGCTGTGGGAGCTGCAGGTGTTGCAACTTCTTTTACTTCCGCAACCTCAACAGGTGCCGCGGTTTTTGCAGCGGTCTTTTTAGCCGGTGCTTTTTTAGCTTGTGCCATAATATGATAAAATTAAATAAATGAGAAATAATGCCCCCGACACAAGGCCGGGGACAATATTATACAACCGTATTATTTTTTCAACAATAGGAAGTTGTTAGCAGCTTGAACACAAAGTGCACGCTCAGAAAGGAAGTGTACGTTCATTTCATCAACTGCGCTAGTGTAGTTACCACCAACAGAACCAGTGATCCAAGACTTCATACGACGATCTTCAGCTTCAGAAGCGCGGTAGCGTACGTGCAAGAATGGACGAGCTACGTTCTGACCCAAGATTTCATCGTATACAGTAGAAGTACCAGCTGGAACCAAAACACCTTCGATATCGCCGATAGCACCGCGAGTCGTAGAATCGTTCAAGTATTTCCAGTCAGTCTTATAGAAGTCGTAAGAACCACGACGGAATCCAGAGAATCCTAGGTTCAACGCCATATCCTCTTCGTTGTTGAATACTCCGTAAGAAGTACCGCCAGCACCGTAAGAGTTTTGAGCAGCCAACATGTTGTCGATTTCCAAAGACTTAGCACGATCCAAGAAAAGCATGTTTTCTTCAATAGCACCTTGCTTATCCAATTCAGACAAGATATCGTCAAACTGTCCTAGACCGCCAGCACCGTCAAAGTCAGATCCGTTGTAGATAAGACCGCGAGACTCGATAGCCTCGAACATACCTTCAGAACCTGTAACGCCTGTAGCGATAGTAGCAGAACCAGCTTTTTCAGCTTCAACCATACTCATTTCCAAGTAGTCTTCAAAGCGCAAGCGAGACTCGTGCTCAGACTTCAAGTACCACAAGTAACCGCCAGTACCCATTTCAGTTGTTACTTCAACCCAACCGATTTGAGCAACATCAGAACCGTTAACAGTGTATTTGTCGCGGATAATGATTGGCTTGTTTTCGAAGTGAGTGAAAGAAGCGTCGTAAGAGTTACCTACATCACCTGAACCTTTAGCGTACTCAGAACCGAATACGAAAAGACTCAAAGTACCAGAAGCACTGCGCAATGCAGTTGGAAGAACAGCACTTGTTTCGCCGTAAACCTTGATGTTTACAACCAAAGTACCATCAGCAGCTCCGGCAGAAGTTTCAGCAGTAAATGTACCCAAGCTATCTACACGAGCTTTAGCAGTAACAGTACCGTTAGAGATAACCAAAGTTTGGCCAGCTCCCATCAAAGACTCATCTGTAGCGCCCAATCCGTTGATAGTAACTGTAGAACCACCAGCGTTTGAATCAACACCGTCGTGAGCGATGTGCAAACGACCTTGTTCTGACCATACAACGCGGTCTGATGCCATTGGCATTTCCGCGCCTACCATACGCAAGAAACCGCTAACTGTGCGCTTTCCGTAACGTTCAACTTCCTTTTCGTAAACTTCAGGAAGGAATTGTTGTGTAAAATCTAGATCGCTAAGAGCTAGATAGTTGTCACCAAATAGTCCTTTTACTGGACGTGGTGTAAGGTGCTGTAGAGCCGCACCTGAATTTGCTATTGCCATTTTTAATTGTTTTTAAATGGATTATTTATTTCTAAACTTAACCTTAAGCCCAGAGGTGTTTACACCGCTATCAACCGCGCGTACTTTCCACCCATTAGAAATCGTGACTTCTTCATGAACCCCTCTCGGCTTCATATCAACGTTCTTAGTGCGGGCCATACTATCTTTCATAGCGTCGGCTTTGCCTTGCTCATAAAAGTGTTGTGCGACTTGATCGGCATTCATTGCAGTAAACAGCGATTTATGGTAACCCTTAGCATCTGATATTTCACCTTTTTCATTCAAGAACTTCTTGACAAAGTTGTTAATATCGCTTTGAGTCTCCTTAACCTGATTAGCATTCTTAACCTTAAAACGGTAGCGTTTGTCGCCTACTTGATAGTCGAAACCTTCGAACTTGTCGCTAAAAACTTTCCCTGTTTCTTGGTCAAACATGCTTTTTTGTTGTTGTGCAACTTTAGCAGCCTCTTGACTCTCTTTATTATAACGGTTGAAAAAGTCCACCGCTTTTTGCTGTTCTGGGTTCAAACGAGAACCCATTTTAATTTCATCGTAATATTTAGACTTAAGACCTTCTAAATGGTTTTTAGCGTTTGCTAATGCTTGCTTACGCTCTACTTTTTTACGGCGCACTTCGCGCTCGTCGTCTAAATCTTCATCAAAAGAAAACTTGTCTTCCATTAGGAAATCAATATCTTCTTTGTCCAAGTGCGGATTTACTTGCTGGTAATACTCACGAAGTAATTGGTCTTCGTTTAATGCACTGTAATCCGTATTTAACTTTACATAGTCTTCAAGTGAACCACCTGTTTCATTCATAAAGTCTACGACCTTCTGAATATTTTCCGGCAATTCTACGCCGCTTTCCGCTTGTTCCGCAACAGCTTCACTGATCTCTTCGCTTAATTGATCAGCTACCTCTTGGACCTCCTCTTCTGTAATTTCTTGCAGTGGAGATTCAACCTCCTCATTTACAGGTGTTTCCGCTGGAGCTTCTACTTCTTGTGCATCTTGCACATCTGCAACGGGCTGTTCATCTTGAACGGTGTCGCTTTCTCCGGCAGGTTCTGCATCTGCTTCTTGGACGTTTTCTGTGCGTACTTCTTCGCTAACTGCGGGTTCGTCGCGTACAGGAACCTCATCTGCGCTTTGCTTTTGAAAGGCATCTAGGTTTACTTTAATAGTGCCATCGTCTGTAACGCTGGCAACATCGTTAACATTTTCTTCACTCATGATAAGATATTATATAATTATATGTATTTATTATTACTTAGGTTCGAAGGTTCCTAAACCGAAACCACCGCCTATGATGTCGTTACCACCCGATTCAAAATTCTTTGGTGGCGTTTGCTTTTGTCTTTGCTCGATTAATTCGCTTTGCTGAGACGCTTGCATTTTTGTTCTTTGATCTTTGCGATCTTCTACATCTTTTGTTTTAGATTTTGCAACCTCAGTCTCCATTCCTTTCAACTGTAAGTTGTATTGGAATTCAAGTGCCATAAGCTCTTTCTTAGCGGCAACCTCAGCGGTAAGACGCTGTTGTTCAATCTGGCCTTTAATTTGCTCAAGCTGCGATTTAGACTGCATTGACATTTGCTCTTTCTGCATTTCCGCCTGAGCGGCAACTTGTTGTGCCTGTGCGTTTGCCTGTGCTTGCGCTTGAATGTTCTGCTGCTGCATCATCTGATCGCGCTCTTGCTTTTTCTTGCGGCGTAGCTTCAAGAATTGATTTGCTAGCTTAAGATTTTTAATCTCGCGGATATCAATTGCATCATCTAAATCAATAAGACCAGCTGACAATGCCGTTTGTATATTGTTTTCTAAACGCCCTTTTTCTTCTTCATCTGGCGTTAATTCAATAAATATGCCAAAGTCATGCAAATGTAAATCCTGCAGCTCGCTTAATGTAGCAACATTAAATCCGCCAATCTTTTGAATAAACGCATCACGCGCCGGGCTAAACTCTACAATATCAGAAATTCTAAGCGACAACCCTTCTGCAAGATCTGCTGTAATAAACAAACCGGCGTCTAAGATGTGTCTTGTTGCTGTATTTGAATTTGCCGCAGCTAATTTTTGTACACCAACCAATGCTCGCGAGTCTGGTGTAGAACCGTCTCTTGCTTCATTCAGACCCGTTACGTCACGGATCATTTGCATATAATAGTTATATGTCTGAATTAGTGATTGTAGCTTACCGCTTCCCGCACCTGTTTGCAATGGTTGAATTGGCACTTTGCCTGGGTTCATATCGCCTTCTTGCGTAAATGAGCGGCCAATAACGGAACCCGTTTGGAAGAACATGTTAAGAGCTTCTTGCGGGTTGTAGTTTGTTCCGTTACCTAAATCAATTTCAGCCAAGCCGTCAGCATCAAGATAAACACCATCCGGCATCATCTTAGCAAGCACCTGTTGCATCTTTAAGTGCGTAAGCTGAATCATATCTGCAAATCCAGTACAACGGCTTACAATAGACTCAATACGGCCTTTATACATTCTTGGCGCTACAATACTGTAATTCATTTTAACCTTATTGTAATCGCTCTTAGGGCGCATCATGTTTTTAGCCATCTGCCATCTTAACATGATGTTAGTATTTAATACCAGTGCACCTTCATATAATACTTCAAGCGATCTTGACATTTTGCCAAATTCAGCTTCAAGCATTTCTACCGGCGGATCAAACTGATCGTCGCGCACCAGAATCTTAGTTGCCCCAGTTGCGGTTTCTTTAACCTTGTATACCTCATTCATGTAGGTCTTATAGTTAAAGTAAAGTATCTGCACGGTGTTAGAATCGTAATCGCTTCTGTTTGTACTTGTACTTGCCGCACGCCCAGAGTGGTAGTGTGTACCCTCTTTCTTAATTTTGTCTAGCGCGTCATCTGTAAGCTGCGGGAACTCCTTTTTAAGTTCGTTAATAGGTACGTTCTTCACCTCGCCTACATAATATAAGTCTTCAAAATATGGAGACTCAGTGTATGAATATACAAGATTGGCTGGGTCAACATACTCTACCTTAGCGCCTTCTGACGTTGTAAACGTATTTTTAACCGCGCCAATACCAATCGTTGTTAAATCGTAGTATAGTCTACGCTTAATTAAATCGTAGTTATTGCCCTCAAGTAATGTATTGATTGCTAACTCTTCGGCTAATTCAACACCCTGCTTATAGCTAAGCTGCATATGTAGCTCAAGCTCTTCTTGTGAGTGAGGCAACATATCAGGATCGTTTTCGTATAAGTTAATACCAAATTGCTCCTGTACGTAATCGTTAATCTCTTTTGTTTGAATATCGCGGATTATAGATTCCATATACATGGTGCGTTTATTAACACCGTATGGATCTTGAGAATACGCTTTAATATCAAAAGCACGATCGGCAATACCGTTAACTACAATATCAACAAACTTAGAAAGAATCGGAACAGGTTTCCAATCCAAATTAAGATACGATAAATCACCGTTAATAGATAATTCATCTTTATATTTTTGTATAGGCTGTTCGCCACGCGCATATAATCTTAGATTATGATAAGAGTTTTGATTACTATCATAACGGGTATTACCCTGGTTTCTAGAAAACCATTCGTTTTGTATAGCCCTTCCTACTTTTAGGCCATACTCCTCCGACATTTTTTCTTGGTCGCTAGCCACCTGGCTCGGAAAATAATTACTTACAACTGACTCAGCCATATTATTTTATTATTTCTGAAATATACCCGTCTTGCTTATATCTAGCAATCTTAAGGTTTAATTTTGTTTTTTGTCTATCTCCTACTGGTCTGTACAAATCTTTGTTACACGCCATAATGGCTAAACCAGAACTAATCGCAGCATCGTGCTTTGTCCGGTTATTTATATCAAATTTTGACCAATCATTTAATGTATCGTTAAAATACATTGTTCCGTAGTTTCCTTCTGATATTTGGCCAACGTACTGCTCAATATACATTTCAATTGCGGCAGCGTGCGCTTGCTTCATATCCATACTGGAGTTTGGTATTCCTCCAATTTCTTTTTCAGTTACGGAAAGCTTATTCCATAATCTGTCGGGTCGGTTCATTGAATAACCCCTATAGCCTCTTCTTTTAAAATGATACAGCAATCTAGGTTTGTTATTCTCGGCAAGTATGGGCATTCCGTAAAATACACATGCCATTAGCACGTCTTCAAAAAATATCTCAGCTGTCTGAGGCCTAGCTATGTATTCTAAAAAGAATGAGCTAGGTGGTGCATCTTCCATTGAAAACTTCGTTAATCCGTGTAACGCACCTTTTGAGCCCCTGCCGTCTGTCGTGCCCGAAATATCGTAACTATCACACCCAAACGCACCGACGTGTTCGTTGCCAGGGTATCTAATACCATTCTTAATAATCTGCCTGTTTTGCATTGCGGCAGGCGGCACCCAGGATACTTTAAAGCGCCCTTGCGGACTAGGTGTAAATACCACCGCTGAATCCTTAACACCGTTAACCCATTGAAAATTACCTTTAGATACTATATTAGTATTACGCAGATCTTCGTTATAATCAATCTGCTCGTATATTTTCGCTAGGTTAAAAATACTATTTTTACTTTCATCACGGAAAGCATGCTCGGTTGTTCGTGGGAATTGTCTGTAAAATTCGTTCAAAGCATCCTGGTCTCCTTTAAGACCATTAACTTCGTTTTCCCAATAATCTATAACCCCAACTTCTATAACGTCACCATATGGCCCTAAAACAGTTTCTGTGGGCGTGTTAAACACCGGCAACCCGTATTCATCTATAAAACCTTCGTAATTCCACTCCATTGGAATAAAAAGGCTGTATAAACCAGACTTAGTTTGTCCGTTAGCATTTCTTTTGGTTACATCAGAATCTTGGTATAATTTTTTAAAATTATCACCACCTTTGTCCAATGCGTTAGACGTAGACCCCATTAAACACTTACCGATGATTCTTGAACCTAATCGTAATGTTGTTTTGGTTACACGCCAGTTGTTCAAAATATTGTCAGGCCGTTCCCATTTACCACTCTCATCGTGCACTAGCAGCTTAAGCTTTTCACCATCATAAGAGTTATCACCTGTATTTTTCCAGTCAATGGTTGTATCAAGACCTTCAAGTTCCACACGCTTTTCTTGCGACTGTATTGACTTTCGTGTTAGCTTTGAAGCCGGCACACGATATGCCAATTCGGTTTTAGGTCTATCCATACCGTCTTGGATAGGCTTAAAGAAAAACGGATAGTTAACAGATATAGGAACTACTTTGTCTGTAAACATTTTTTTAGCATCCGATCCTGACTTAGATAGTATACCGAATCTTGCGTCACTTGATATTGTGGCTTGATTAACGGTCTCACTTGATGCCATGAATGAAAATCCACTCCGTCTGTTTTTAAGATAGCACATTCCATAACATCTGTAGTCGGCCATACATGCTTCCCAGAATATAAAGAACAGTCTATTTGCTTCACGGTAGTCTGGGTTTCCCACGTCGATTTTGCTCCATTGTAGATACATATAATGAGAACCAGTAATATAAGTGGGTATGCCTTTATTATAAAACCAATGCCCTTCATCTCTTCTTTTAAACTCTTCATCTATGTATCCTTCCCATTTGCTTTTAAAATCGTCCGGGTATGTTTGCCAATCAAATATGGTCTTAACAGACTTTAATTCTTTTGGGTATTCAGCCTTTACCCATTTGTTTTCACCTTTCTTTAAATCTTTAGGTGCTGGTGGTAAAGCTATCTTTAAATTTTCAATCTCTATTATTTCTCCGATCTGTCCGGTATGACTGATTACAATAATGTCGTGTTCTTTATCGTAACCATATTTCCATTTCTTACCCTTGTTCAGTCGATGCAAAGTAGTGAGCTTTATAGGCTCTATGGTCTTTACTAAACTTTGCTCGTACATTACTTAGATCGTCTTTCAGCAAACCCTTTAAAGGCTTCCTCTTTCTTTTCTTCTTTCGGTCGGTTCTCGAGTATACGCTCTTCCTCTTCAATACGAGTAAGGATTTCGAAAGCGTCAAATATAGCCAGCTTCTTAGTTGCGGCTGCATTCTTTAATCGGTCGGCAGATACATCATCTTCTGTATTCGTAATGATCTTTTCTTCTGCGACTTTAATAAGTTCCTCAACTGCCTTGCGACCAGCTTGGATTATACTCTTCTTCGTCTCCTTGGTATTCATATTTAATTGTAATGTCTTTCGAAGGCACTCTATACAAGCGCTCTTCTTCAATATTAAATTCGTATTCTCTGTTTGGTTTAAAACCTACAAGTTCGCCAACTTCAAAACCTTTGTCTGCGTATTTAATAATACCTACAAGTGGTTGTTCTTTTTCTAAAGAAAGCGGGTCTTTATTTACAATAGGTTTTAAAAAACAAAAGCCTTCCAAACAATACCACTCACCATTTCTTTTATAAGCGTATATTTGGTCAGGCTGAGCAAAAAATGTATCTTCAGAATAATATGCTTTGCTATTTTTTTCAGCGCCGCGTACGTCTCTAAATCGACGAAAAACATTATGGTGCAATATCACCTCGTCGTTAACTCGTAACTCGGTGGGTGTTGCTAATGGTAACGCCTTAATTATTCCCAGCCTGCTGGTGTATTCGTGGGCTTGAGTATCCGTGTTAAGAAGCAACTCTTTCCCATCAATCTCTTTCTTACCAGATGATCGCCCGTGCTTAGGGGCTACCATGTAATTAAATACGCTTTTCATTACCAAGAAAGATCGTATTCAACAGAAACGGCCATGTTTTTGTTGAAGTCTTTCCATGGCATTACCATATCTTCTTTTTGTATATAGACAGAGTACTTGTCTTCCTCTTCTAATATGTTAACTATAGTATGACCGCCATACACTTCTTGTCCAACAGAATAGTGCATGGCATCATTTTTATAGTCCTTTCCGACGCTTATCTTTCTAATTACTTGCATTAGATACGTCAATAATTTCGCCGGTCATTACGTTGATTTCTTTATCACCGTATTTCTTTTGCAATACTTGCTTTTCAGCTTCTAGTGCCGCAATTAAACCGTGTAGCTCATCAATCATGTTTTTCTTTTGCAATTCAACGTTACCCACATTGAATGTACCCTGATTAATGCGCTTAACTAGATCTTGAAGAGTTTCCAACTCTTTTTTTGTTACTTTTTTCATTTGATTTTATTTAAGTGTTTGTATTGATTATATTTACGTATAATCGGTTTATGCTAATTGT